GCAAGGCAAGCGCCTTTCGCGTAAGGGGTGGAATGGCAAAGGCTTGTGGTTGGAATTGCAGGTTCCTGACGCGCACAGCAAGATGACTTTGCCTTACGTCTACCTAAACTACCCGAATGATTCCTTGCACACACCGGGCGCTCGGGTTCCGTGGCTTGCCAGCCAGACCGATATGTTGGCCGAAGATTGGGGAGTTGTCTAATGATTAGTGGTGAGGATATCGAAGCGTTCTTGGACGAGAAGCGTAGGGCTGACCTTACGCTCAATGCCTACCAGAAAGCTGCACGACGTACGGCTATCTACAAGGACAAGATCATCTACCCAGCTTTGGGTCTGTGTGGTGAGTCTGGTGAGGTAGCTGAGAAGATCAAGAAGTTTCTCCGTGACGGAGTTATGAACGACAAAGAAGTGGCTAAGGAGCTTGGTGATGTGCTATGGTACATTGCTAACCTAGCCGAAGACCTTGGGTACGACCTAGCTGAAATCGCGGATATGAACCTTGAGAAGCTAGCAGATCGTGCCAATCGAAACGTAATCAAAGGAAGCGGAGACAACCGATAATGAGCAACTACTTGCCTACAGACTACCAAGCCTTCATCCATACTTCGAGGTATGCTCGTTGGCTTGAAGAAGAGAACCGCCGTGAGACTTGGGGTGAGACTGTCTCTCGTTACCTGACCAAGGTTGTCGTTCCGAAGACCCGTGACGAGATTGTTGTCGATGACATTGAAGAGGCTATCCTTGGCCTTGAGATCATGCCTTCGATGCGGGCGCTTATGACTGCTGGTCCTGCCTTGGATCGTGACAACACTGCTGGCTACAACTGCAGCTACCTCCCGGTGGACGACCCCAAGTCCTTCGACGAAGCTATGTTTATCCTGCTCTGTGGCACTGGCGTAGGCTTCTCCGTTGAGCGTCAATACGTCTCTAAGCTGCCTGAGGTTCCCGACCAACTCTTCGTCGCTGAGGATGTCATTGTAGTCCACGACAGCAAAGAGGGCTGGGCTAAGTCCTTCCGTAAGCTGGTGGCTATGCTCTACGCAGGGGAAATCCCTACGTGGGACACCTCGAAGGTCCGTAAGGCTGGCGCTAAACTCAAGACCTTTGGTGGTCGTGCCTCTGGTCCCGGTCCTCTGGAAGACCTCTTCCGCTTCACCGTGGCTATGTTCAAGGGTGCTCAGGGGCGTAAGCTCTCGTCCATTGAATGCCACGACCTGATGTGTAAGATTGGTGAAGTTGTCGTTGTGGGTGGTGTACGCCGCTCTGCCATGATCTCTTTGTCGAACCTGTCGGACGACCGTATGCGTCATGCTAAGTCTGGCAACTGGTGGGAGAACCAAGGTCAACGTGCTCTGGCTAACAATTCGGTAGCCTACACTGAGAAGCCCGACATGGAAACCTTCATGCGTGAGTGGCTCTCTCTTGTCGAATCCAAGTCTGGTGAACGTGGTATCTTCTCTCGTCCAGCCAGCAAGAAGCAAGCTAACAAGAGTGGACGACGCAATGCAGACTATGACTTTGGTACTAACCCATGCAGTGAAATCATTCTTCGCCCGTATCAGTTCTGTAATCTCACGGAAGTCGTGGTCAGAGCTACGGATACACTTGAGGACTTGGAGCGGAAAGTAACTCTGGCTACGATCCTTGGTACCATCCAGAGCACCTACACGCACTTCCCCTACCTGCGTAAGATTTGGCAGAAGAACACAGAGGAAGAGCGTCTCTTGGGTGTGTCGTTAACTGGCATCATGGATAACCTCGCTCTGTCTGGTGCCATTGACAAAGATGCTGGCATTGCTTGGGGTTTCTGTGGCGACGAAAACTGGGGACTAACACAAACCTTGGAGCATCTCAAGAATGTCGCTGTCGCTACTAACGCTGAGTGGGCTGAACGTCTTGGCATCCCTGCTTCTGCTGCTATTACTTGCGTTAAACCGTCTGGAACGGTATCTCAACTGGTCGACTCCGCTTCTGGTATTCATGCTCGTCACTCAGCCTATTATATTCGGACTGTTCGTGGCGACAACAAAGACCCCCTGACGCAGTTCATGAAGGATCAGGGTATCCCTAACGAACCTTGCGTTATGAAGCCTGAGACGACAACGGTGTTTAGCTTCCCGCAGAAGTCCCCTCAGGGTGCCATCACTCGTAACGACATGACCGCTATTGAACAGTTGTCGTTGTGGCTTACGTATCAGCGTAATTGGTGCGAACATAAACCATCTGTGACTGTTACCGTACGGGATCACGAATGGTTGGAAGTTGGTGCGTGGGTCTACAAGTACTTCGATGAAGTCTCTGGTGTATCATTTTTGCCACACTCGGACCACACCTACCAACAGGCACCCTATCAGGATTGCAGTGAACGTGAGTACCTTGACGCTCTTGCCCTGATGCCCGAACGGATTGATTGGACGAAGCTGAGTGACTACGAAAAGGAAGACATGACCAAGAGTTCCCAGACGTTTGCTTGTAGCTCTGGTGTCTGTGAGATTGTTGACCTAACTTAACGTTAACACATCCTGAGCATGATGTTAAAAAACTGCTCATTTGTTAACACGAGCGTTCACTACGCTGCACTAAAGGAACGACACAATGCCTGCACTCTATCCTTTTCTAGACTTCCTCATGCTAGGTATCCTAGTCTTTGTCGCCTATAAAATCATCAAGTTGGATTAAGTAAATGTTAGAGAAGCCACGGGGTAAGCGGACGACAAAGTACAAGGGAGCACCTGAGGAGGCTACGTCTCGTACGGTAAGCCTAGTTCCCATGAACGACAATCAGAAGCTTTACATTGATGCCCTCAATAGCCACCAACAGATCATCGTCTTAGGTCCGTCTGGTACAGGTAAGACTTACATTGCAGCATCGTACGCAGCGAATCTGTACATTCTCCGTAAGATCGACAAGATCATTATCACCCGCCCTGCAGTATCTGTCGGCAAGTCCTTGGGTGCTCTACCGGGTGACATTGGGGAGAAGTTTAGTCCTTGGCTGTCACCAGTGTTGTCGGTCCTTGAGGAGCAATTGGGTAAGGGTGTCGTCGAAACTGGGATCAAGAACGGTAACATTCAGATGGCCCCGTTGGAGTACATGCGAGGATCATCCTTCAAGGATGCGTTCGTACTAGCCGACGAGTGTCAGAACCTAGATGTGGCTCAGTTCAAGATGCTGGTTACCCGTATTGGCGACAACTGCAGATTGGTGATGAACGGTGATATTCGTCAGTCTGACATCAAGGAACAGTCAGGTCTGTCTAAGGCGATACACTTGGCTAAGAAGTACAGTATAGATGCCTGTGTCGTTGAGTTTGGTATTGACGACGTGGTACGTTCTGATATATGCCGACAGTGGTTGGAAGCTTTCTACAAGGAGAATCTCTAAGATGGCTAAATGGACTATTGAAGAATGTTATGACCGTATGGCTATGGCTATAGCAGCAGAGTCGGAGTCAAAGGCAGGGTACGACCTTAGTGAGCACATGGAAGAGGAGATTTCCGCGAGGGGTTCCTACACATTCATACCCGAAGGTAAACCAGTAGACAACGTAAACAACCCTGACCACTACAACACAGGGTCCATTGAGTGCATTGAATACCTTCAGGACAACATGTCTTGGGAAGGCTTTACGGGATACCTAGAGGGTAACTGCAAGAAGTACATGCACCGTTGGCGCTACAAGACGAAGCCTCTGGAAGACCTCAAGAAGGCACGTTGGTACCTTGATCGTCTGATCGAAGAGCTTGAGGGTCCAGATGAGTGACGTAATCATGTATGGCTCTATCTTCTTCGTAGCCTTCGTTGTCGTCTTGCTCTGGGTTCTTAGCGAAGGGGACTAACGTAAAACAAAAGGGGAGCTTAACGGCTCCCCTTAAGTCATTCTAGAGTGTAACGTAGGTTACTTGCCCTTAGCCATAGGCTTCTTAGCGGCAGGTTTAACCTTCACAGTAGCCGAAGCCTTAGCACCTGCACCAGCTTTGCCTTTAGCAGCGCCTTTAGCTTTCATACCCATCATCATTGTAGTTCTCCTTACTTCTTTTTCTTAGCGACACCAGCCTCACTGAGGGCAATGGCGATAGCTTGTTTACGGGATTTAACGACAGGAGCTTTCTTCGGACCCTTAGGGTTCACGCCACCGTGGAGAGTGCCTGCCTTATACTCCCCAAGTACCTTAGCAACCTTGGCCGATTGCTTCTTAGTCTCTTTAGCCATGACCTTCTTCCTCGTCAGTTGGTTAGTATTCTGTGTCGTCAGAGCCATCACTTACGCCCTGCGCTAGAGTTACGCTTGAAGGAACGGTTCTTCGAAGGAGCCTCAGCCTTAAGGTTACCCATACGGTTGTCACCTGTACGGTTGTTCTTGTGGGCTACGTCCTTACCGTCACCCTTCGACACCTTACCAGCCTTCTCCATCTTGCGTCGTGCAGCATTGTTCTCCGCACGTTTCTTCTTAGCTCTGTCGGAGGAGTGGTAGTTCTCGTACTCAGACTTATAATCTCTAGCCATCACCACTTCACCTTATCTGCCCAGTACGCTGCACTCATCTTACCCTTAGCGATGTTCTTAGCGTGACGTGCCTTAAAGGACTTCTGACGTGCCGTAGGTTCTTTATCTCCCGACACACCCTGTTGACCAAAGCGGATAGTCTTCACTGTGTCGCCCTCTTTAGCAACGACAACATGGGACTTGGTAGGGTGGCTAGGGGTCTTCTTAGGCTTGTTGAAACCTGAGACACCAGCACGTTCAAGGCGAGGGTCTTTAGCCATCTTACTTCTTCCTCGTGAGTATGTTAGTAAACCAACGACCAATCTCGTTAGGGCTAGGGAGGAGCCATCCTAAGATCAGGAGTAAGATGACCCACGGCTGTACTTCATTCACTGTTACTTCGTCGACACTCTCTGCAGACACTTTAGCTTCTACGGACTTAATGTCACCACTCTCGGTTCTCTGTTCGACATTCTTTGTCGTCCCGATAGTCTGGCTATTTGTCTTCCCCGCCTGAATGTTGGCTGCTACGTTTGGTCCACCTCCCTTCATAAGAGATAGAGGACTCATACCACAGCCCGTTAGCAGGCTTGCCGACAAAACAATAGCAGTCAGGTTAGCTTTAAGGTTACTGACCCAAGCCACCACCGACCACCCATGCTACTATTGACGCGATGAAGCCACCACCAATGATCCAAAGAATCTTCGACAAGCTGTTGTTTATGCTACAGACGTTTCTGTCGATCTGGTCTACCTTCTGCTCAAGGAGAGCCAAACGTTTATCCATCTCAGCAATTTCCTTTTGAATGGCTTCTGCGTCCATTTCATCCCCCTAGCGATTAAGAATTAACGGTACCGAGCTTACGGACTGAACCATTCTTACGGACTACGTAAACCTCTCCGTTAACGACAACAGTGTCCCCAGCCTCAAGTTCACCACGTTCTTGTGCCGCAATGAACTCAGCCTCAGAAGCGTAAGACTTATCAGGGTCACCAGCGATCTCCTGAATGAATGCCTGTACGTCTTGGTCGACAGCGATAGCAGGGCTAAGCTCACTTGCTCCTTGGGTTCCCGTAGGGGTTTCAGCCGGGATAGCCTCGGGAAGAGTAGCGTCAGCAACAACAACTTCACCCGTCGTCACAGGGGCTGCAGGAGCGCCACCAGAGGACAGGTTAACGTCTACGCTAACTGGACCTGCCGAAGGATTGACTGCACGTTGTACGGCTTCTCCTGCGCGGCTAGCGACAGCATTAGCATTAGCCGGAGTGCCAGCGGTAGGAGCAATAGTCTTGGCGTTATTGAACCTGTCCAACCAAAGGCTAGCGAACTCACCTGCAGTCATGTTGACGTTGCCTTTGTTAAGGCGTACAGCCCTTGCAGCCCGTTCACGATCACCCTTGTAGAGAGGAGCGAGAGCATCGACTACGTTAGCACTGGTGTTGGAGAGAAGTGCTCTAGCACCACCACCGCCTTGCTGATGCGCGAGGTACAGTTCAGCACCAGTAGGTTCACGACCCAAGGCTGCAGTCAGGGTACGCATGTTATCGACAGCAACATCTACTGCACCATCGGTAGCCTGAACGGGGTCGAACCTGTCCTTAACGCCGTAGTCTTTAGCTGTATCGTCGATGAACTGGAAAAGACCACCAGCGGACGACTCAGGGTTCTGAGCGAGAGGGTCACCACCTGACTCAAGGAACGCAGTACGCTCAAGGTAGCCCTGAGGCAAACCGTTCTCAGCCTCAAGGGTGGTGAAGTCCAGACCCAAGGCATCGCCAATGTTAGTAGGAGTAGAGGACGACCCACTACCCGCACCACCTGCCCTGTTTGTCGTCTCTGCCGTAGGAACCTCAAGAGCCTTCATCGCACGGTCAATCGTAACGATAGCTGCACGACGATCCATAGCCTGCTTAATGACACCACTGAACTCTTGAAGAGGGTCCATAGGCAGAGGAGCCATACCAGCGATAGTCGGCATAGGGGCAAAACCACGACGACCCGGAGAAGTAACCGCACCAGCGATATCTTGAGCATCAGGGGACAGAACGTAAGCACTGCCATCCCAGACGATACCCTTGTCCGAAAGGAAAGCCTCAATGGAGCCGAAGTTAGTGACCTGACGACCACGTTCAACATCCAAGCCAGAGCGGACGTACTGACGGGCTACCGCAGCACCCTCAGGGTCAATAACGTCCAGAGCGATAATGTTACGGATGAACCCCGGATTAGCGATAAGCTGCTTGAGAGAAGTATCCGACAAGAAGGACTCAGAGGGGTTGTTCATAAGCACAGCACCGATAGTGGCTGCGTTAGTAACAAACTGTTCCCTAGCGTCAGGGCGGATAAGATCAGCAGGCTTTACGAGGCCCGCAAGTTTACCAGAGGCATTCAACCCATTGAAGATTTGCTCAGCGGTCTTACCGTCGATACGAGTCTTAATGTCTGAGGGGATTGTCGTCAAAAAGGCGTTAGGGTCTTCGACACCTGTAAGGGAGCCTTGGTCCTCAAAGATGTGATTAAGAAGATTAGGCTGTGTTACGTCAAGACGAAGGTCACCCTTACCGATCTCCATCATAAGTTTTTCAATTTCCCCTGTTTGACCAAGGTAAGTCAGGAGAGTGGTAGGGTCTTTTAGAGCAGCCATAGCTGCACCGTAAGCCGCAGCAGAGTCACCGCCTTCTTTAAGAACTGCGTTAGCGAAGCCAGTGGAGATTTCTTCAAGTAGAAGCTCAGAAGAGGTCAATTTCTCAAAGGTCGTAAAAAGGCTGTCGATGTTGGAGAGCTTGTCCTGCGTGGATTTCCATTGGTCGTCGGAAATATTTGGAGGCCGTGACAAGGAGACCTTAAGCTGATCCCACTGAGCCTTCAAGTTTTGAACGTCCGTAGGGCTGACACGACCACCTTGTTGAGAGTTTACCGACAAAGCGCCAAGGCTGGTATTCAAGAAGGTGTCGATACGTGTACCGTATGCAGCTTCAGTATTTACAGACCAAGTATACCCAGCCTGTGCCTTAGACTTAGCGATCTCATCATTAGCGGCTTCAACGGTAGCCTTCTGGCCGATAGCATACTCAATACGCTGCTCTTCGCTCCAATCCTTATTGACAGCAAACGACGCAATGTAAGAAGACTGAACAGCAGGGTCTTCAAGGGTTTTCTGGAGGATCATACCTTCTTGGCCCAGACCGTACCCTGCCCACTGACGACCAGTAGTTTTAGTGTAAACGTCTTCGTAGCTTGCATCAAAGTTAATACCAGCCATAGCGAAGTTAGACGCAAGTTGACGTTCAGCGACAAGGGCTGCAGCTTCCCCACGTTCCTGACGGATGGCCTCAACCTTCTCAAGACCCAAAGTAAAAGAAGCAAGATTCTTATCTACCGCAGGAGCAGCTTTAGCTTCTGCTTGTCTGCTTTTACCGAAACTCTCAGCAAAGAAACCACCAAGCTCGACTAGAGCACCAAACGCAGAGGGGCTTGGGGGAGCCTGTTCGATAGGCTGGTTAAAGCGGACTTCGCTGCCGAGTTGTGGGGCGAAAGTGTCAGCCATTATTCATTACTCCCATTGAAGATAGATTGCATCGCTTGGAGGCCATACATGTTGTCTTGTCTGATAAGGTGATCTTGCAGTTTAAGCCACTCCGACTCAAGTTTAGACGTAGCCGACTTACGAAGAGAAAGCTGGTCCGTCAGAGAGAAACCAGAGAAGGTGATACGGACGTTAAGCTCCTCAAACAGACGGATAGCTTGGTCGATATCGTTAGAGTCACCTTCAAGAAGCTGGAAGATACGTTCTGCATCCCGATTGACTTCCTTACGGAAAGTACCAAACTTCTTTGTGTCGGCAAACATATCGCTCTTACGGTTGTAGAACTCAGTCACCCTTTGAGGGGCAAACCCGAGTAGAGCCGTAACACCCTCAGATACCGTCATTTCAAAGGGGAGGGCGACACCAGTTTTAGAGCGGTAGATACCATTGTTGAAGATGCCGATAGCCTTAGCCACGTTGTCGACACCAGATGGGGTACGCAGGATTTGGATCACGTCTTCCGTAAGAGAGGCCGTCTGTCCTGTTTTAAGAGACGACAAAGCACTCATAGTAGCTTCGTAAAGACCTTGGCCAATCTGTCCCGAAGGACCACCAACGACTTCAAGGAACTTACCTTCGGTTAGGTTCTTATATACATCGAAGAAAGCGCCAGCAGGGGCCAAACGTTGGCCAACGCTGAGGTCGGTACCCAAGGCTGCAAACAAACCGTCTAGAACACCATTCTTGAGGCCCATATAGAGTGCACCACCGGGTTCAATACCAAGTTTGTCGGCCACGTAATCTGCGGAACTTGCAAGGCCAAACCCAGCCAAGCCGTAGAAGGGCATAAGGATCGCAGTCAGACGAGCGCGTTCTGCAGGGGTAAAGTTACGACCGACAAAAACAGCTTCTGATGCACGGAAACTGTACGACAACCACTGAGTAGGAACCTTCATAAACCCAGACTGCACTCTAGCACGAGCAGAAGAGTTCATGTTGAACGTAAGGTCTTGCTCACGACGAGTAATAACCGAACGGGCTTGGTCGCTAAACAAAGATACACCGGGGTACTTAGCCTTGAACTCAAGGATAGCCGTGTTCATTGCAGTCAGTCGGGTCAGACGTTCACCAAACTGGAAGGGCATAACGCCTGCATCAAGAGCTTTACCGACGTACTTAGAAGACAGGTTCTTAGCTGCAGCGGCCTTGCCGTACTCTAGGTTCTCACCTTTCCAGCCAGAGATACCCCAGCCGATAGCCGTACCGTCTTCGATAGCATCACCTTCGACAACAGCACGACCAGAAGTACGGATGTACTCAAACCACTCTTCAGCTTCTTTCTCACTGATCTCAGCAGCTTTAGCGAAGCGTTTGATAGCTTCTTGTCCAGCACCCTTCTCGTAGGCATTGATAGCACCACGCATGGCAGGAACCAGAGCGGCACCCTTGAACCCGTGGATAGGGGAGATTGCCATGATTGTCGTAGCGTGGAAACTCTGTAGGAAAATCTGTGCTGCGTTGAAGAAACCAAATGCAGATTGGAAACCGATCTTTAGGAAGATGTTCGAGGGGTCACCCGCTAGGTCGAGTTTAATGCCGCCCTTAAGAAACGGTACACCGCGCTTACCGAGATCAGAGGTCTTGTCGAAGATGAACTCTGCAGCGACCTGACCGTAACCTTCCATCGTAAGGGCAAAGTCGTCCTTCATGTTGAGCTTACGTTCAGTAATCTCTTTAAGCTCTTTCATCCTACGCGAGAACTCGTCGGTACCCGTAACTTCAGCCTTACGGAAGAGTTCTTCATAGTTGTTAGGAGACACGTTAGCAGGTAGCCAACCACGACCAGACTGTTGAACTCTCTTGACCCAACCAACCATAGCATTACGCGAGTACGCACGGTTAGAGTAGGTAAAAGCTGACTGACCGAACTGAGACAGAACGGAGTTCACCGGGTCTTCATTATACGCTCTTCCGCCACCAAAGTCAAGTAGCACCTTGTCGTTACGACGGAGATCGTTCTGGATGTAATCGTCTGCCCGCAGACCGACAAAGACACCTTCACCATCTACCTCAACATCAATGATATCGTCGTTACGGCCCTTGACGTTAATGTCACCTTTGGTAAAGTCCCAGCCTTCGTCGTCCATAAACTTACGGAGTTCGTCAGCAGTTTGGATGCCGGGGTTCCAATCGTTGTTAGCACGGACAATGGCGTCGTCGATAGAGCCAGTTTCGATAGCCTTCTTAAGATTCGTAAGCTGTTCCTTAGCCAGACGGGCTTGCTTCTCGGAGAAGGCACCCATGAGAGACTTAAGGCGCTTACCACCGAGGACGACAAAATAGTTAAGGAGAGGGTTGACACGGGAGCCACCGGGGTTGTACCCCATGACATCCGTAGGGTCAATCATTCTGACCTTCTTCGGGGTGATTACGTACTCCTGACCGCTATCCGTAGGCTTATCAATCTTCCAGATCGGGAGGTCTTCATCCCCAAGTTCGTCCAGACGCAGAGACACACCAGACGCACCGTCGATGATACGAGCGTCAGCAGGGATATCCGACCGAGCCACAGTCTTAGCCGGAGCGAAGTAGTCGTCGAATACCTGAATGGTGTTGTTGAAGCCCTTTTCGATATAGCGTTGGAGCATATTCGTCGATTTAATCAGGTAGTCGGCCTCTTCAACAGTAGCTACCGCTTGGAAGGCTTCAAACGCTTTAGGGCTAGGTTCAGCATTGCTAGGGTGAAGCTGAATGTATTTCGTACGGAACTCAGACTCGTCATAACGGGTACGACGGGCAGCATCAGAACCATCCCGAAGTTCACCGTAGACACGCTGGATCGTGTAGGTTTCTTTGGGCGACAAAGACTCCATAGCACGGAGGTATGGGTTCAGAACGTACTGCTTCACAGCGGCACGAGCGGATTCACCCATGTTGTTCAAGGTCTCAAGACGCTGAACGTCACGCAGAGCGGTCGACCCCATAAGAGGGTTGTTCATCACACGACCAACGGTGTTACGTACCCAACCTGCCGACAACCCCTGTACTTCGTCGATAGCCTCTTGCAGGCCGGAAGTATTGATACGCTCTTTAACTTCTACAACGTAACCCTGACGCAGATCATCGGGGTTCACAGGGACAATCTCAGCCTCAGGAGCACGAGTCTTGATGTCCTCAAGATGGCGCTTAAGGCTCTCAGGTGCCTCTCCATTAGCCAGAGGTTTGAACGGAGCACCGTCCATTGCACGACCAAAGCGGACAGCAGTGACGTAGTTACCCAAGCCTTCGTCGAAGTACTTGAAGTCAAAAACAGGGTTAGCTACGTTAGTCTTCCTACGCTCTACAATCTTCAAGGCGGCGTCGTTAATAGACTTTTTAGTAGCCACACGACCAAAAGCACCCTTCTGGAACATGTCGTTCATATCACGAGTGATTTTGTTGGCGACCATCTGCTCAGTGAACGCAGCCTGAGGTACACGTACGGGCTGGGGTGCGACATCCAAGACAGACGGAGCTACGTTATTCAAAGCAACAGGATCAGGAGCGCGTTCAAGGATTTTAGTTGCAGCCTCAGAACCAGCCTCAGGGCCTTTAATGGCTGTGACACGACCAACTGCGGTGGAGGACTTCAGTGAGGGTTTGACAAGGTTCTTTACGCCCTTAACGGCGACACCAAGAGTGAAACTTGTAGCTACGTCGACAGCAGCGAAGAGTTGATTAGAACCCTTCATAGGGTCAAAGCCTGCACCAGCGATCTCGCCAGACAGTTCCTCAAAGGCACTCAGGGTGTTCTCGCGGAAGATACCTTCTTTACCTACTTCGTCGGCGTAACCTTCAAACCAGACCTTAAACTCAGCCGGGGAAAGCTTAGCTGCGTTGTCTAGGATAATACGGCTATTGCTTTCGGTATCTGCCGTGATGTCTTCGAAAACACCAATAGGCGATACAGCCCTTAGAAATCTGTCGGCAACATCAAGGCCACGACCAAACATGGACTTCTCTTCACCGATAGCCTGCATACGGTTCTGAGTGATCTCTTGAGCGACCTGCATGTTGGCTGCAATACGGGACTCGGTAGCAGAGTATTCGTAGTCGTCAAGCGTAAGACCCTGCTCAGCGACAAACTCTTTATTGCTAAGGATGTCGTCGCGCTTAATGCCGTTAGAGGCCACTTCTTGAGCGAGTTGGTCAGCACTCTTACCCGTTTGGTAACCACGGAGGAATACTTCGTAGAGAGAATTGTTAGAGGTTTCCAGAACGCGGTTCTTAGCTTCCTCTGTCGTCATATCCTCTAAAGTAGTTACAAGGATATCATCTGGACGTTCCTGAGGAGGCTCAGCCGCAACACCGAATTGTTCATCAAGAGTTTGAATGTTGAGGTCGAAGCCAAGAGGAAACTTTGCCATTACTGAATACCCGCCGTAAGGTCAGGTTTGGTCGAACTACCAAAAGCATCAAAACCTCCAGCCATCTGGAAAACGCTCATTCCCAGACCTGCTAGAGCACTGGCGTTATTTGCCCTCGCTTGAGACATGCCAATCTGTTTCGACAAACCTGATAGTTCAGTAGAAATGCCGCCCATCTGAGAGGAAAACCCTAGGGCACCGCCAAGCTGACTACCGACAGAAGCCATACCACCAGAGGCGGCAGAAGAACCTACGACACCCATACCCTGCGCCGCTGCCCTAACCTGAGCACGACGAATCTGAGCCTCACGGATAGCCTGACGCTGGGACGTACGGGTAGCAAGCTCTTGTTGCTTCTGCTGCTGCTCCACTTGTTTCTCTTGGAGAGCTACAGTCTGCTTTTGAGCTTTAGCTGCGTTCCTAGTTCCGACGATAGCTGCACCCGCACCTGCCACTGAAGCAACTGCGCCGATAACTGCTGCGACTGGACCCATCTTACACCTCGTATTTGTAGACCGTAAGGTCGTCTTTGTGACTTACGAATTGAAATTTTAACCCACCAAGAAGCCTTTTGATCTTGATGTTGTCCTTAGGAACCGCAGCCCATAGTTGAGTGTGTCCCATAGCCCTCAGGAAATCCGACCAATCCTCAAGTTGGATCAGCATGTCTTGGAAGATTTCCTTAGTAAATTTGTCGATCTCTCTCAGGTGGACTATAACGTATTCTTCATTATACTCTAAACGGATTACGTAACCATCTCTCTGGATAAGAAGGTCTTTAGAACCTAGTGTTTCGTCCACCTAGAACCCCATAGCCAAGAAGAACGAAATCTTTGCCTTGCTCACTCTCGAAGCGCATACGCATGGAACGACCACTACCACGGACCTTAAGGCGAGTAGTAATCACAGTGTCAGGGTAGCCAAAATCATTAAGGTCTGCAGGGTTTACAATTGGTGTCGTCTTGTAACGATAAGCTTGTTGGGCTGCACTAGAGGGGGTCGTAGAGAAATCCCAGTATGCCGACACAAAGATAGAGGAAGGATGAATAGGTTCGTAACCTGACCCTGTGTTGGTCCAACCCTCTTCGGTAACCCGACTGTATACGATGATATAAGGTGCAGTTTTCTCTAGGAGGAGGTCACCAAGGAAGTCGTAACCAGCTTCAGCAAACGATGAGTAGTTTGCGGTAGTCCAATCAAGGTACGACCCACCAGAGAATGCACCCATTGTGAGCTTACCTGTAGAACCCTCACGGATCAAAAGAACAATAGACGGGTCACCCGTAGCGAAGTCTGAAAGCTGGGTCGACACAATATCGTCTGAACCTTGAACCACGTCGTCCCCTGTAGGAAGAACAACGTCAAGAACAAGCTCGTCAGAACCGTAGCCTGAGTACACCGCAAGGCCCATGATATAATCCGTCGAGGATGCCTCGTCAGAAACCTTCCAAGGATAGAACGCACCCAAGGGGATATCAAGGATCAGGAAGTTGTTCAGCTTGTTTGCGTTAGTCTCTGTGGCGTTAGGGTAAGCCCAGTAGATTTTCTTATTCAGTCGGTCGTACGTAGCCTGAACGAGAGAACGAGAGTTAGAACCAATGTCGTCCCAGAAGGTCTGGATCGTAGGCAGGCTGATGTTCTGCTCCGTAGGGTTACCGCTTACTTCGTCGAACTGAAGCGTATGGATGCCCGTCTTGGACCACCAGAACGGAACACCTTCTGCCTCAGCAAACGACTCAGCCGACAACATACCAGTGTACGACACACGACGCAGGGAGTATTCAGTAGCACGGAAGACGTTATCGACACCATTAATCGACCACACACCATTATCCGCGAAGATAAATAAGGTAGCCCCGAAGGCGTAGAGGTACTTGATGTTAACTGCGTCAGGAATACGGACGACGCCGCCATCTGTGGGCAGGAGATCACTGATATCTTCTGAGGTGGGGTCGTTAACTTGGAAACATTCACCAAGCTCACTCAAGGACTCAATCTGACGCGAGAACAGAATGACACCAGAGTTCTTAGCAGACTCAAGGCCAGCGTAGAAGATACGACCAGCAAAGGATTCGACGGACTTGAAGCGAGAGTTCTCTATATCTGTCGTAATACCTGAGATACCTGAGGCTGCACTACGGTCCTTGTTGAAGAAGTCAAGGATGTACGTTCCGTTACCGATAAGGCTGGTGCCAGAGAAGATGTTCTGCCACTCGGTCTTCGAGAAAACACCCGAGGAATCCTTACCTGCGTACCACGGGAGGGTCAGGGGAGGGTAGGCACCATAGGCAGAGAGGGCTGCAGTACCTTTAGTACCCGACCAACCAGCGTTAGCGGTATCATACTTACGGGCAGTAGACGCAGCAGCCGTAGAGACCTCAGTGGTGTAAGTGCTTTTGTCACCCAACCACTCAAAGTCACGAATACGGAATTTAATCTGGGTTGTCGTCAGAGTACCAGTGGTATTGTCACGCTGAATATAGATCGAGTTGATAGCCGGGGAGGAGACGACAAGAGCACCATTGATGGATGCAAACTGACAGTTAGCGTTAGCAGCGCCGACACCACCTGCGACTTCGTAGGACGACAAATTGACAGTCTGAGCAATCTCGTGAGACGAGTAAGGAAGGTTAGCCTTGTTATAAAAGCGTAGCGTAGAGCCAACCTGCAGGACAAGAAATTCAAGACCTGACTGGCCCCCTACGTTCTCCCAGCTACCCGTATGAAACCGAGTAGAGGTGCTTACGGTAAACGACGAAAGAGTATTACTGTCTTCGATCTTAGCGGCAAGCCTACGACGACGTGAGCCATCCCGACGCAGGTCACAGTTAAGTTCATCGACAGAAGCATCAGCAGGAAACGTAAGTTCGCCAGCCTCAGTAATAAGGCCCTTTACGAAAGTGTTAACTACCTTCTGAGTTAGACTTTGGGGCATCTTTTAACGCTTTCCGTTCTTCTCGTTCTTTGGCGAAGTTCTCACGACGCGCACCGATAGTCTCTTTCTTATTCCGAACGTAGTGCTCGACAGCTTCCTTAGCCTTGGGGATAGAAGAGTAGCTCCCCTTTAGCTCCATGGGCATTACCCCTTTGTCGGTCACAATCTCGAAGAAGATAAATCCGCTACGGTCTTTCTGGATCGTCAGGGTCGTAAGCATCTTTTCAGGGCAACGACAAATACAGATTTGCTTCTCAGGGTATTCTTCAAACTCTACCAATTCAATTCCTGCCGTAGTGGTTGCGTACGTTAGGGCGTTTAGTCCGATACATGTCATTCTGAACGAAAGACTTCAAACGACGAGCAGCCTGTTCCACCTTAGGGTCCGACCCAGACTTGAAGAGGGAGAAGCAAGTGGACTTAGCCTCAGCCAGAAGGTAGGGCAGCATGGTGTCGTCAAGATCAGGGGTGAAGCTGTCAGCAATGGTAAACGTAGGGTAAACCGTACCGTAGGCCCGAGTCTTAGAAGCCTGCAGGATGGTCTCTACGGTAGCATCGTAAGCATTCATCACGATGTGTAGATCGTCAAACGAGGTGTAATACGTAGGCATCCTGTCTTTGAAGATAACCAACGAAGTGGACGCTGTAGCATCTGGGACGACAAGAGTGCTGTCGGGGTTATTGTACGGCATACGCTTGAGGAAGTCCAGAGGCTCAACGAAGTGAATCTCTTGGTAGTTAACGCCACCCTCTGTGTCGATGTTGTACGACAAGTCCACGATGTCACGGGTGTTCGTAGGGTACTGGAAATGGGTGGGACGTACGGATGACGACAAAGAGGTAAGTTTGAGAAGCTGCTGGTGCTCAGGGATGTTACGTGCAGCAATGATATTGTAATACACGTCCTCAATGACTGAGGCAATCTGCTGAGCTTCTACTGTGTCGCTGATGGAGTTTACAGCTTCAGAGTCCATATCCGAAAGGATCGAACTCACCATCTCCAAGAGTGTCTTCTTCATTACGCTGCAATCCCTGTGATACGCAAGAGACCAGATGCAAAGTTAACCGTAACTGATGCGCTAGCTTTAACGAAGACTTCGAGGTAGTCGTCAGTACTCATTGAAATAGTGGTCGACAAAGAATGAATGTGCCAATCGCCCGTAGACGTGCTAGCGATCATACGAGAACCAGCGACTTCTGTGCCATTCTTAAAGAAGACCAGTTGGATATCTTTAGAAGTGCCAGAAGCCTGTGACACAGAGAAACGAGCATCAAGGACTGCGTTAATTGTTTCAGCACCATCGTAACGTACACGAGCGTTAGGGGACGACAACCCTGTAAAGCCGTTATTAACCCCTACGGTAAAGGTTGGGTTAAGGACCGTGTCTGACGTAGTAGCGGAGTGTGCGTAAGGGCTACCAGTAGAGAACGTAAGGTAGCCATTGAAAGCTCTGCTATTCTCCACCCAGACGCCACTACCAGCACCGTCAGCTACGTAGATTTGACCTGCCAGAGCAGTAGAGACACCCTTAGGTTCATGAAGGTAAGGGTCAGTCAGAGTGTTATGATTAACGTTTGCCATACGGAGAGTCCTTAAGCTGTATCATCTTACAGACGAATCAGTCTGACGTTAGAAGCTATAGAGATATACAGTATATGTCCATTGGGAAGCACTTAAGCTTATTATACACTGTTTTGAGAATCTGTCAAGTACAATCGTAACAGACCATCAAAGTAGTGTGGGGTGTCACACTTAAGCAACACCCCTAGAGCCGATTACTCGACCTTGATGTACTCGACGATCAGGGTAGCCGAGCCAGCGGTGAACGCAGCCGTACCGTACAGAGCGCCAATGTAGACCGGGGCCGAACCCACGGTAACGACACCAGAAACCTGAGCACCGTCACACTGCACCACGTCACCGTCTGCGTCGATAGCAGTCAGAGCGATAGCAGCATCAATACCGTCAGCATCCACAGCGGTACCAGCAGCGTTGTAAGTACCAATGGTCAACGTAGCCGAGCCACCCGAGGTAGCAGCGTCAGTGATAACCAAATCGGCATTCACGATGATAGCACCAGCCGGGATCATAGCTTCCAGCGGGTCGATGTTCGAGGAACCAAACGACGAACCAAGAGCAGCCAGCGACAGCTTCTTGGTGATGACCTGACGAGCACCACGAGCGGTGACGCCTTCGTCGTTAACAGCACCCTGAGCACCATCGGTCAGGACAAAGAGACCGTCAGCGTTAGTGTAAGACATGTTATATCCCTCCTAATTACACGTTGGTTTTCGTGATAACACGAACCATGTTCTCGGGACGGTACAGCTTAACACCGTAGCGAGCAGTCGTAACATACTCGTGACGCTGGAAGTCTTTGTTGTACTCGTAGTCCACTTCCGGCATCTGACGCCATGCACCGACAAAAGCCTGAGCAGCGGGAGCAGCCGAGAAGAACAGGTTAACCTTACCGTTGTTGGTACCGAAGTCAACGTTACCGGGCGAAGCAGCTTTGTTGGTCAGAGCCGAATCGGTTGCGGTAGCAAGGTAGTTCGAGGTATACACGTCGAAGCCGTACACGTTCTTCACGAAGCGCATACCAGTAGCGATGCCATCAGCGACAACGCCTTCCCAACGCGGGTTATCCGAGACCGACACAAGGTTGGTCAGGGTGTTGATCGTGTATTCAACCGAAGGGTCAACGACAGCGATCAGGTTGGTGTCGGGAACGTTAGCCTTCTTGAGAGCGTAACGAGCACGAGCAAAGTCAGCAACTGCGATCACAGCGCCAGTACCCGAACCAGCCCAACGGTGGCCAACGCCATCAATTGCAGCTTCCGAGTTAGCCGACACACCAGCTTCAGGTGCAGCGAACGTGGTGGCTTCGAAGTGAGCCATGATGGCCCGCTCTTGTTCCGGCACGAAACGCGACATCAGTTCAGCCGAGTAGAACGAATCTTGCTCTGCTTTCTTGGTGATGTAGGTAGCCGACGACAGGTACTTGTCAACGGTGAAGGTGAACTCACCAGTGTCCATCGGACGGTAAACAACGGCAGTATCTTCTGCGTAGTTGTCGACCTGAGCTTGGCCAATCGACGGGATCGTGAACTGGTCACCGTCAGGGAAACCTTCAAGCATACGCACGTAGCGTTGTGCCATCATTTCGTCGCGCAGAATTTCCTTAAGCTCCGAAGACCATACTTCCGAGCGAGTAAGGAGACTCATGTTGGCAGTAGTCATAGCCATTTTAGTCTTCTCCTAGTTTATGGTTTCCACTTATTCCCAAGACGAGCAGCATCATCCATCATCTGTCGTTGAATCTTGGGAGTATAGTAGAGGGATTTACTTTCCCGACGGAGTTTTTGGTAGTAATCGAAATTACGCTCCGCCGAAGCTTGCATGTTGACCCCTTCCGTGCGAACCGTCCCCGACACAATAGGTTGGAAGGATTTCTTCGGTTCACCAATCAGGTTAAAGAAGGCGTTAGGGGACTCAGACGCTAGTTCCTGTAGACGCTGCACAGTCAAGCCAAGTTCTTGGGCTTTCTTCTGGACAACGGCAGGGGCCTCAGTGCCGTAGGTCTTCTCAAGTTCCTGATCGACAAGAGCGAGGTTCTGCTTTACAGTATTATCTCGGTCTCGTGCAGTCAGAGTTTTCTCAACAAGGCTCTTTAGGATATCCTCACTCACTTGCGGCGGGGTATTGCCATCAGTATTAGTGCCACCGTTATTATTGTTGTTAGCCGCTGCAGGTTTCACGTTGGTGGGCGACGTGGCCTTGGTCTGCAGTTCTTCGAGTAGAGTCTTGGCGTAGTCCTGTTTCTGGAGGTCTTCACGCATCTGCGTAAGTTGATCCTCTAGATTTTTAATGTAGCCATCAGCTTCGAGTTTGCCTTTGGCTAGCACTTCAGGGTCTTTCCAGTTCTCTCCCTTAGTGGCGACGAGCTTTGCCAGATATGACTCCTGTTGTTCAGTTGTCGTCTGTGGTGCTTGGCTCTCTTGACTCTGCCCAGTTGGTTGCTGAGCTTGGTCGAACACGTTTGTCAAATTGTTAGTCCTTGTGGTTAAGGTCGATTAAGTTGAGTAGATCGTCGAGAACAGCGTTATATTCATTCACGGCGATCTGTTTGTATTCCCAACCGGGGGAATAATCCCGAACAGCTTCCTTACGGACATAGTGCTGTTCTAGAATTTCACGTAGGTCGTCGAAGGCATTACGGTACGACAACACTTCTTGTTTGCGTTGGTTCCGATCAGAGTCCTTGACGCCTCTAAGCCATACAGCTTGCATTAAACACCCATCTGCTGAGCAGCCATCAGTTGTTCTTGGTTAACCATCTCGGCTTCCTGAACGGTCTGTTGGGTCTCAAGTTGTTCGATAACGCTGATGTTCTCACCGTACAGACGAGGCTCACCAAGCTCTTCAGCCATGATCTTAGCCATCTCCTTACCCGACAAGTGAGGGGCAATGGTGGGGTCGGCAAGCCTAAGCTGGTAAAGCTGCGTAAGGTTCTGTACCCGACGAGCACGTTCAGCAAAGTGACGAGCACCGACAGGAACAATCTTACCCTTGGCTGTGATGTCGTCTTTGGTAATGCTACGGAACAAGATAGCCCCAGTGGCGTCGTCAAGAACCCGGATAGTGTCCGACATGTTCATGTTACGACGAGCAACTTCCAGCATAGCGTTCATAATAGGCTCAAGGAACGTACGCTCAAAGTGGGCAGTCTTGTGCTCAAAGATACGCGAGGCTGAGTTCTGCAGGCTCTGGACCTCAAAGGCAGTCTTCTCACCGGGCGTACGGATACCCATAGCCTGACGAGGAGCACCAGCCATTTCCTCCATCTTGTTCTCAAGGAGTTGAATCTGGAGGTCAGCTTGAAGGGCAGTGCCATCAGGCTGCAGGTAGCCTACGTCGCCTTCTTCACCAAGGTAAATACGAGCACCCGGCTGGAAGTCAAAGTCCTCTACGTCCCCACGAATCTTCATCACAGGGTAGGCAATCTGGTCGAATACGTCTGCCTTAAGGTTCTCAAGGTGATCGATACGATACTGCATACCGACGAGGTTATCCAACGGACCCATAGCGTACAGGTTATCAGGGCGAGGACGCCAACCCGACATGAAGATAGGCGCATGACCCAACCACGAGGGGTTCTCCTCATTGTCCAGAACGTAAGCACGGTCGACAACAGTGATGATACGATCCGAGTGGAGCTTGTTCTCGTTGTAGTCGAAGATGTCCCCGTAGAACGAGAGAACCTCAACGTAGTCCGACTCGTAGTACTGTTGGATCGACGTAAAGCCATCAGCGATGAAACCGTCAGCTTTGTTATACGCAGAGTCAGCCGAACGGATAGAGGCCCGAGCGTACATCATCTTGTCGATAATGGATTGCCAATGGGCCTTAGACGGGTCTTTGTCGATCATCCGTTTGATCTCACCGAGGGTAAGAATGCTCTTGATGATCTTAGGTGTCTTGTAGAAGTCAGAGGCCGTAGGGTTAAATACGATGTCGTAAGGAGAAATACGGACCAGACGAGGCCCAATGTAATTCGTCGTTACTTCGCCAGATTCCTTGACGTTGTAGTCTTGGTTCCACTCGACAGTAGCAAAGCAGTTACCGTACTGAATCCAATCGTACAGAAGGCTAGAAGCGGTGTTCACAAAGTCAGACTGACGGACCTTATTGTCCATGTACGCTTGAATGACATCACGCTTAGCTTTAGTGCCATCTGCAGCCGAGGTGCCTTCCCAACGCATCCACTTCTGCTGAGGGAACAGAGTAGCAAAATAGTTCGCATGGAGGTTGTCCATGATCTGCGTCAGCTTAGGGGTCGTCGTAGAGTTCGACCACGGAAGGGCAGCATTCTTCGTCGTACGGGTGTCCGTAGCGTAGAGGTAGTTACGGAGTTCTTTCTTTTCGACAAGCCACTTGTCACGCAGAGAGTTCCACTCGACCCAACGATTAGCAATCTCGACAGCGAGAGTATCGGGGTTAAGCAGGTGCTCAAGTTCGATGGTAGTTCCGGCCATTATGCACTGCCTCTAAATCGTGAGTTAGCCCAGACGATATTGCTACTCTTGCTGCGCTGAACGTTCTTCATAGGTTTCACAGCCATGTCGACAGCAGAAGCTAGGGCGTCCTTAACGTCGTCGTGGGCTGGGTTACGGCTAGACAGTTCTTCCTCAAGGATTTGAGTGTTACCGCCTCTGTAGTGCCAGATCGAAAGGTTGTCGTAACGAGGCTCAAGGACGGCTGCGATACGCTCTTCCTTACTGCCTTTATTCGGTCGGTACTCTTCGATGGAGATCGACAAACCATGTTGCTTGATGAGTTCTTTAAGCTGCTTCACAATAGCTACCTGAGCCACCGTGACTTCTGCCCTCATCTTCCTGAACGACCACTTATTGCTAAG